AGCGACGGCGCCGACCGCACTCCGGTGTTCCGCAACCTGGCTGCTGGCTCGGAGATCCGCATCAACGACTGGGACGACGCCAGCAACCTCCATCGCTTCACGGTGATCGGTCCGGCCAACGTCGGTGCCTCCGACGTAACTGTTCCGGTCGTCTGGCTCTCCGGTAGCGGGACGATCCCCAACGCCAAGGTGAACGTCGCGTTCCTCGTCGTCCTTCCGATGTGACGAAGGCTCCGTAGCTCACAGGCCCGCAACTACTGTTGGGCGTGAGACCGGACATGCGACCGGCTCCCCAACAGTTAGCAGGTGCGTAGGCAGTGACAACACTGTTCCAGTTCAACTCGGCCGCACTCGACGTGTTCAGCGGCGAGGGCTTTGCAGACCGCCTCAGTGGTCTCGGCGAACTGATCGAGTTGGAGATCCGCGACGCACTAGCGAGAGAGGCTCCCGGGCAGGTCTACGAGATCGCCTGGGACGAAGACGGCATCGTCATCTCACTGTCTGAGGAGCAGTTCGAGGCGGAGTACGGGACTCCCGACCAGCCCTTCAAGCCAGCGGTGCGCACAGCACTGCTGCGCGCCACCGAGAGCATTCGCATGCGCACGGTGCTCCATGAGTGACACCGCCGTTCGCGTCGACGAGTTTCACCGTGGTCTGATTCTCGCCGAGTCTGCAGCCTTGAAGGCCAAGCTGTCGGGGATCTCCGTTCCTCGACCTGGCGGAGATCCCCGGCGTGTTCGAACCTACTTCCGCTACCCCGACGAGCAGACCGAGCGCATCTACCCGTTCATCACGATCGAGTTCATGACGCTGCAGTTCGCCAACGACAGGGCGATGTCGGCGACGCTCGTACCCACCGACTACTGGCCGAGCATGTACCCCTCGTTCGAGGAGTACGCCGAGGAGAACGGGCTGAGCCAGTACACCGGGCGCGTCGGCTCGGCCGAGGCCATCTGGTGGCACCCGTACAACATGCTCTTCCAGATCTCGACGTACAGCCGAGATCCGCTCGACGCCATCACCATTGATGGGATCCTCGTCGGCACCCACTACATCCCCGACCGCTGGGGCTACCTCGACATCCCCGAGGACGGCTCGTGTCGTTGGCTCGACCGCTTGGAGATGCGCACCGCCAACTTCATCGAGGGCAACCCGCAGGGGATGAACCAGACGGTGTTCCGCACGGTCTACACCGTCTCCGTCAACGCTCACGTCGCGCCGGAGGATCCGTTCGTGTTCTTCCAGACGCTGAAGATCATCGGCACCCTCTACAAGATCCAGATCCGCCAGGGCGCCGATCCGCAAGTCCTCGACGGCTGGATCACCGAAGCACCACCCTCTCCCTAAGCGAAGGACGGCAACATGGCCACGATCACTGATACCTACTTCCCCGGCGTGATGGTCGTCGAGCGACCGTTCCAGCCTGGGACCAACAGCGTCGCCGAGGTCACTGCTTTCGGCGCCTTCATCGGCAAGTCCGACCAGGGACCGACGTACCCCGTCGAGTGCCGCTCGTGGGTGCAGTTCGTCACCATCTTCGGCAACCACTACACCGACCTCCACAACGCCGTCTACGACTTCTACAGCAACGGCGGGCGGCGCGCTTACATCGTGCGCATCGCTGGCGTCGGTGGGGCGGTGGCGTCTCTGCCGGTGTACGACGTGGCTGTGCCGGAGACCCCGGGGGCTGCGACGCCGATCTTCACGGTCACGGCGTCCAACCCGGGCACCTGGGGCAACCAGCTTCGGCTCGGCACGTACCCGCGTGACGCAGCCAGCTACCGCTTCGACGTGGCGTTGTACCGGGTGCCGGACTCGGTCACCTTCGACGAGACCAAGCGCAACAACGAGTACCTCGTCGACCAGTGGAACGACGTCTCGCTGTTCCCCAACGACGAGCGCTACCTCTACACGGTGACCAACCCGCCGTCGTCGACCGGCTCGCAGTTGGTCGTCTTCTCGGGCACGAGCTACGACCCGGCGCTGCCGAACAACCCGACCAACCGGCCGATGCCCGGTACCGGTGGCCCGTACCCTGCCTTCACTGGTGGTGTCGACGGCCTCTACTCGGGTGCCTACGACCAGGCCGCTGCCTACGGCGCAGCGGTCACGTCGATGCAATCGGTCCCCGGGCCGTACGTGCTCAACATGCCGAACGTCTCCGAGGGGGCGATCATCAAGGCGGCGATCCAAGACGCCTCAGCACGCGGTGACGTCTTCGTCGTGTGCGACTGCCCGCTCGCTCAGACCCCGACGCAGATCGCTGCCTACGTCAACACGACGCTCGGGCTGAACACCTTCAACTCGAAGATCCCGAGCTTCGCCGCGATCTACTACCCGCAGGTGTACATGCCCGCCATCGGCGCCACGGTGCCGGGGCGCACGGCATTGCGTCCTGCTGGTGGGGCGATCGTCGGTCAGTACATGGCCACCGACGATGCTCGTGGGCCGTGGCGTGTTCCTGCCGGGCGTGACTACCGCGTCGGTGGAGCGCTGCAGACCGAGCGTCCGCTGACCGAAGCCGACCTGACGTTGCTCAACACCAACAACGTCAACGCTCTGCGGCTGATGATGGGGACGGGCGTGTCGATCATGGGTGGGCGCACGCTGAAGCGCTCCGCCGCCGACATGTACATCAACGTCCGGCGCACGATCATGGAGATCACTCGCAGTCTCGTCGCCGCCACCGAGGTGTCGCTGTTCGAGAACAACGACGAGCGGCTGTGGGAGCAACTCACGGGCGCCTGCACTGCGTACCTGAAGAACATCTACACCCAAGGTGGTCTGAAGGGCGGCAACGCCTCCGATGCGTTCTACGTCCGGTGCAACAGCACCAACAACACGCCGAACACGATCGCTCAGGGCGTGGTCAACATCGAGGTCGGAGTTGCCCTGCTGACTCCTGCCGAGTTCATCGTCATCACCATCGGCCAATTCGAGAGCGGCGCCACGGCGCAACTCGGCGTCTCGATCTAAGGAGGATCACCATGGCAGACATCGAACAACTTGACTTCCCGATCACGGCGAAGCCAGCGATCCGAGACCCGCTGCGCAACTTTGTCTTCCGTGTCGACTTCGTCGGCTCGCTGGGGATCGCCAAGCCGTTCGCATCGTTCGGCTTCATCTCGGTGTCCGGTCAGGGCATCACGACGGAGATGATCCCCTACCGCGAGGGTGGCGACAACACGATCACCCGCAAGATGCCGGGGCAGTCCGACGTTGGACCGCTGCAGTTGATCCGTGGTGTGTTCATGCACGACTCGTCGCCGCAGTACGAGTGGTTCAAGTCGATCTTCTCGGTGCTGTGGGGCAAGGGCAACACGAAGTGGGACGACGACTTCCGCTGCGACGTGCTCGTGCGTGTGATGAAGCACCCGGTCACCTCTTGGATCCCTGACGGCAAGGGCGACCCGCGCCACACGTCGTCGGCCGGGATGATGACCCGTTACTACAACGCCTGGCCGTCGGCGATCCAGTGGAACGACCTCAACGCCGGAGACAACTCGGTGATGGTCGAGACCATGACCCTGCAGCACGAGGGCTTCACCGTTCTCTACGGTTCCAAGGTCACGGGCGAGACGACTACCGTCGCCTTATCTCCGACCATCCCCGAATGGAGCAACAGGCATGAGCAGCGAATCAGAGATCGTCCACCCCGAAGAAGAGGTCATCGACTTCTCCCAGTGGTCGACGACACCGCCCGACTCGTCAGAGGCGCCGCAGACACCCGAGGAGTTGAACGCCGGACTGGCGAAGATGCTCGAAGGGGCGCGGCCCGATATCCCCGTCGTTGAAGATCCCCCATCAGGAACCGTCGAGTTGCTGTGGGGGATCCAACGCGACGGGCACCGCTACCGCACGGCGATCGTCCGTGAGTTGAACGGTGCTGACGAGGAGGCGATCGCTCGCCTCCCTTCCAGCGGCGCCAACTACAACACGATGGTCGTCGACATGCACCTGCGCTGTGCGGTCGTGCAGATCGGAGCGATCGACATCGAGAAGGACCGTGACGTCCTCGGTGAGTTGCTCATCAGCGACAGGGACATCCTGTTCAAGGAGATTCTGCTGACGACGTACGGCAAGACGCGTGACTACGAGGGCGTCTCCTGCCCGACGTGTGGGTTCGAGATGGATCTGCACGTCAACATCGAAGGGTTGATCGAGACGCGCAACCCTCGTACCTTCGAGGACGACAAGTTCACCGTCGTGCTCCGTGGTGGTGAGCAGGTGCTGATGCGCTACGTCAACGGCAAGGATCAGATGTCGGTGTTCCACAACGCCGCCAAGCCGTTGTCCACGCCTGAGGCGAACTCTCGGTTCCTCTCCTCTTGCGTCGAGCGGGTCGACGGCAAGCCGGTTGCCGACCCCGAGAAGTGGGCGCTGGCGTTGGGTGTCGCCGACCGCCGCAAGATCGTTGACGCTCTGCTGGACATCCCAGCCCTTGGCTTCAAGGAGGTTGAAGTGCCCTGCGAGAAGTGCGGAGAGAATCTCCCCACGGTGTTCGGTTGGGCCGACCTTCTATCGCGTTAACTACAAGGCGATCTACGCCTGGTACACGCGGCTCGTCGAGTCGTTCGGGTGGACGCCCGAGATGTGCAAGGGACTGACAGTACGAGAGAGGAAGTACTGGATCGAGTACCTGAACTACAAGCAGAAGTTGGAGCAATTCCGCAAGTCGATGGCTCCCACACAGAAGTAGGCGTACGTGCCCCCTCCGCCCGGTGAATCACCCATAGCAGCAGGACCGAACCTCACCGGTTCTCGTGGGCGTAGCACCGGGCCGATGACGACGATCGGTGCCAAGGTCAGCGTCGATGGACTGAAGGGGATGGCCTCAACGCTGAAGGAGATCGCCGGTTACTCGAAAGAGATCCGGCGCAACTTTGAGGCGATCAATCAGGCCGGGCGTAGTGGTGGGTTCTGGCGCAACCTGTTCGGTGGTGGGCGCGCCGGGGTCACAGGCGCCACCAACAACTCGATGCCGCACCTCGCCGCTGCGATGGGCCAGGGCGGTCCGCAGGGTCAGCAGGCTGGGCCACAGCAGGGGTCACCGTGGGGGCAGACAGTCGCTGGGCTGATCGTTCCTCGTGGTGCTGTTCCTCCTGCTGGACAGCCGCCTGCCGGTCAGACTCCTGGCGTACCGGCAGCCGGTGGTGGGCCGGGCGGTTCGACGATGCCGTGGCTGTCTCGTACCGGTGCGGCGCTCGCCGTGGCGGGTGCCGGAGCGAACATGCTCAGTGGGAGGATCGGGCGCAACCTCGCCGAGAGCGTGCCGATCTCGGCACAGTCGTCACTGCTCTCGTCGATGTATGGCGGGATGATCTCGCCGTACCAGTCGATCGAGATGCAGCGGTTCCGAGATCTCGGTCGTTACGGAGGTACCCGTCAAGACCAGGCGATGACGCAGTCGATGGCGTTGCGCATGGGCCAGACCCCGCAGCAAGCGGGGGTGTACATGCAGGGTGTCGGCAACGTCGTCCAGGCGATGGGCGGAACGATGACGGCGCCACAGGTCGCCCAGGCGACTGGCGGCTTCCTCGAACCACTGACGCTGCGTAAGCAGATGGCTCAGGGCATGACCCCGGCCCGTGTCGGTGGGCAGGTGCGCAACCCCGCAGAGGTTGCCAAGGACTACATCCGCAACTACGAGACACGTCGCAATGGTGGCGTGAAGTTGAACATGTTCGACATGATCAACCTGCAGACGCCTGGTTCCAGTCTGCGCATCACGTTCTCTCGTCTGTACGGACTCGACGACGAGTCGCTCGACATGATCGCCACTGTCGGCATGCAGAACATGAGCGCTGCCGGAGGGATCAACTACAACTCGCAGGCGTCGGTCGCCGCTGCCGGGATGGACCGCAACAGGCTCGGTCTCGCAGCTACAGCACTAGGCACGACGAGAGGGCGCCGGGAGGCGAGCTTCCTCCAACAGAACGAGGGTGGCATGGTCACCCAGCTTCGCATCGAGGAGGATCTGCAGGAGGCGTTGATCGAACTGGAAGACGCCACGAGCGGACTGACCAGCGCGTTCGCTGCCCTCGACAAGGTGATCCAGGGAGCTACCGCCGGACTTGGTCTGATGTTCGGCGCCGGGATGTTCAGCCGTGGCGTCGGCGGTGCTGGTGGCGGTGGTGGGTTGCTCGGTAGGGCGCTCGGTGGCATCACTGGTGGTGGTGGCGGAGCGGCCGGTGGTGCCGGTGGTGCTGTCGGGATCCCTGGTGGTGGCGGAGGCATGGCCGGGATGCTGCGTGGCGGCGCCGGAGCGGTTGGTGCGATGTTCGGCATCGGCGCCATCAAGACGGCTGTCAACGCACGCAACTGGGGTGACATCTTCTCGGCCACTGGCCAGGGTGCTGCGGCCGGTGCTGGCATCGGCACGATGATCGCCCCGGGAGTAGGCACGCTGATCGG